TGCTGCAGGGGCTGCTGACGCCACAAGAACAGGCCCAGATGCTGGCGCAAGGCATCTCGCCGATGGAGGCCTATATCGAGATGGTCGCAGGATATTACGACGGCAGCACGCTGGATGTGGGGATCAACGGGCGGCTGGCGCATCTGTTTCCGGGGCAAGAGCTGAAGTTCCACACCAGCAACCACCCGTCTTCAGATTACGCGGCCTTCGCCATGCATCTGCTTCGGGAACTCGCGCGCTGTCTCGGGCTTACCTATGAAAGTGCGACCGGCGACAATGTTGGGGCCACCTATTCCTCGCTGCAGGCGGCGACCACGGAGATCTTTGCCATCACGAAAGCCCGGCGGCGCAACATCATGGCGCCGTTCTGCCAGCCGATCTTTGAGGCCTGGCTTGAGGAAGAGATCGAGGCGGGAGCCCTGCCGTTTCCGGGCGGGATTGCCGGGTTTATGGCCAATCGCATGGCTGCGTGCCGCGCCGTAATGGCGGGGCGACCCGCGTCCGCAGGCCGATGATCTGAAAAAAGCCAAGGCCCACGAGGTCTGGAAGCGCCTTGGTGTCATGTCGGATGCGATGATCTGTACCGATCTCGGGGCCGATGTGGACGACGTTTACCAGCAACTGGCGCAGGAACAGGCGCTGCGGGCCGAATATGGGCTGCCCGAGCCGCAGATGATGGGCGCGCAGGGCGGTGGTCCTACAGCTGCTGACGACACAAGCGATGAGGCAGACGCATGACGATCAGCATTGATGAGGCTAATCCCTGCGGGGCGGCCGCCAACCTGCGGCAGGTCTATGTCCGGCTTGTGGCGGGAGAAGGTGCCATGGAGGTGCGGTTCCGGGCGGGATCAAACGGGGTGGAGCGGTCGGTGACCTATCACCGGGCATATCCCGACCGGCTCTTGGCCGTCATTCGCGGCTTTGAAGGACAATGCGCCCAGCAGCAGGGCCGTGGCCCGCGGCGCTTTGCACTTGGAACAGGAGGGGTGAGATGACGGAACCGCCCGATGTTGAACGCTCTGCGTTGGCGCAGGCGGGGCCGTCCCTCGCACAGATCGCGGGCCGCGTGCTGAACCGCCCACTGCTGCTGCACCCGGACAAGGCTGATCTGATCTTGCATGTGCTGCAGGGCCGGATCGGGATTGAGCCATTGGCGGTCCCGGACCCGCAATCGAACCGCTTTGTCGGCAGTCACCGCCGCGATAATGGCAGCGTCAGTTCAATGCGCATTCAAACGGTGTTGCCATCCTGCCCATCGTCGGCAGCCTTGTGAACCGGGGTGCCTGGATCGGGGCCAATTCGGGGCTGGTCTCCTATGAGGGCATTGCCGCGCAGCTGCGCGAGGCGCAAGCAGATCCGGATGTGCAGGCGATCCTTTTGGATATCGACAGTCCCGGCGGCGAGGCCACGGGCATGTTCGCCACGGCCAACCTCGTTCGCGCTGTGAACGAGGTGAAGCCGGTTCTGGCCTTCGTCAATGATGTGGCCGCCTCGGCTGCCTATGGCATCGCGAGCGCGGCATCGGAAATCATCGTCTCACCCACCTCGATGGTTGGCTCCATCGGTGTGGTGCTGACCCATCTCGATCGCTCGGGCGAACTTGAGGACCGCGGCGTGAAGCCGACGTTGATCCATGCCGGTGCGCATAAGGTCGACGGCCACCCGTTTGGGCCGCTGTCGGACGCGGTGCGCGCTGATCTGCAAGCCGAGGTCCTGAAAATCTACGACCAGTTTGTCGGGTTGGTCGCAGAAGGGCGTGCTGGCCGGATCAGCGCCGCCGCGATCCGCGCCACGGAAGCCCGGACCTATCTTGGCGCGGATGCCATTGCCCAGGGTCTCGCCGATCGCGTGGCGAGCCTGGACGAGGTTATCGCCACGCTTTCGCAACCGCCCTCCGGGGCAATTCCCCAGAGAAAGGGAGGACCCATGACCAATTCGACAAAATCCCAGACACCTATGGAGGCCGATACTGCGGTGGCTTCAGCCGCATCGGTTCCCGGTATCAGCCACGCTGATCTGCAAGCAGCAGTCGATACCGCCCGCACCGAGGCGCATATCGCCGGTGTCACCGCTGGCAAAGCTGAGGCGACGGCCCGCATCAAGTCCATCCTGACAGCGGCCGAGGCCGAAGGCCGGGAAGCGCAGGCGCTGGTTCTGGCCCTCGAAACCGAGATGACGGCTGTGGATGCCGCGAAAGTTATGACGGCGTCCCCCAAGGCATCGGTCCCCACGACGATTGCCGACCGGGCTGCACACGAGACTGAGCTCGGGGCTGAAACCCCGGCCGATCAACGCAACCGCGCCGAGCGCAGCGTGGCCGGGTGGTCCAAAGCCATCACCCACGCCAATGCGCGCTTTGGCTGAATAAGGGAGAAGGACCATGACTGTTCTCACAGAAGGCCGCCATCCCGGCGAATTCCTGATGACCGAGGCCAATGGCCAGCGCTCGCGGGAAAATATCACCATCGCCAGCGGTGCTGGCATCATCGCCCCGGGCACCGTGCTGGGCAAAATCACCGCCAGCGGCAAATATCTGGCCAGCGCTATCGGTGCCACCGATGGCAGCCAGACCGCGGTGGCCATCGCGCTCTATGGCTGTGATGCCACGGCAAGTGATGTTGCAGTTGCCGGCATCACTCGGGACGCTGAGGTGAACGGCAAGGTCCTGACCTACCATCCCGACCGGGATCAGCCTGCCGAACAGGTCGCTGCCCAAGCTGATCTCGCGGGTGTCGGCATTATCGTGCGCTGAGCGCCGCCAAAGCGCCCCACCAGAATGAAAACTGATCCCCCGTGCTCTCGGGCCACGGGCCGATCCCGCGTGGCCAGTTGCTGGCGCGCCGACGCAATAAAGGACCCCCCATGTCGATCCTCAACATCTTCAGTCAGGACGCGTTCAGCGTCATGCGCCTCACGGATGCGCTTCGTGAGATCAAATACACGCCCTCCCGCATCGGGCAGATGGGGCTGTTCCAGACCTCCAGCATCGACACGCTGGATATCGCGATCGAGAAGGACAAGGAACAAAACCGCATGCTGGTCTCGGCCAGCCCCCGCGGTGGCCCGGGCCAGACCTTTGGCAAATCGAAACGCGCCATGCGGATGCTCAAGGTGCCGCACTTCCAGGTCGACGATGCGATCTATGCCGACGAGGTCCAGCAGGTGCGCGCCTTCGGGCAGGAAGTGGCCGTCGAGCGGTTGCAGCAGAAGATCGCGGACCGTGCGGCGGAAGCCAGCCAGTTCTTCGCGCTGACCGAGGAATACCACCGGCTCAATATCCTCAAGACTGGCCAGCTTCTGGACGCTGACGGCTCGGTCCTTTTCGATTATTTTACCGAGTTTGGCGAAAACCAGCAGGCCGTGGTCGACTTTGATCTCGACAATGCCAGTGCCACTGACGGGGCTCTGCGCAAGAAATGCGCCGGTGTCATCCGCCAAATGGCGGGCATTCTCGACGGTCTGCCGTATACGAGCGTCATCGCGCTGTGTGGCGACGCGTTCTTCGACGATCTGATCGGCCACAAGGAAGTGCGCGAGACCTACAAGGGCTATGCCGATGCGGCCTCACTCCGGAACGCCTACATCAATTCCGGCAATTCCGGCATCTACGGCGCGTTCGAGTTCGGCGGCATCACCTGGATGAACTACCGCGGTGGTCAGAATGTCGGGATTGAGACTGACAAGTGCCATCTCGTGCCCATGGGCGTGCCCGGGCTGTTCCGCACGGTTTATGCCTCGGCTGATTACATCGAGACGGTGAACACGCCGGGCCAGCGGCTCTATGGCAAGCAGTGGGAAATGCAGAACGGCAAGGGCGTGAACCTCGAGTTCCAGATGAACGCCCTGCAATACTGCACCCGCCCGCGCGTGCTGATCCCGGGCAAGCGGACGTGAGCCGAAAGGACCGGGCCCGTGGCTTCCATGTTTGACGATCTAGACGCCGCCCTCTCGGGCGCGATCAAGGGCACCTTCGCGGAGGTCGCGGTCCACCGGCCGCGCGTTTCGGCCCAATACGCTGAGCGCGCGGCCGATCCTGACCAGCCGCAACACCTCATCTACGGGGTGTTTTCCGCTGGCCCTGCAGATGACGGGCTGAAGGGGATCGCCCGGGGATCGGACTTCTCGGGGACGACGCGTGTGGCATCGGCCAGCGCCGAGTTCTGGATCGCCAAGGCCGAGGTCACTGCGCTGACCGCGCTTCCGGCCAAGGGCGACACGCTCACACTCACCAGCCGGGCTGCCAGCCCGACCTATGCGGTCTCCTCAGTTCAGCACACGGACATGGGCGACCTGAACCTTATTCTCGTTTGGGAGGACCTGCCGTCATGAGCCTGACCCGCCTTGCCATGCGCCTCGCGGCCGCCCGTGCGCTGCTCGACCGGACGCTGGCCGGGCCGCGGGTCTTCGACAGCGCGGTCGACCCGATTGACCAGACCATCGCTGAACAGCGCCAGCCGCTGATCGTGCTCACCACCGATGAGCACGAGCTTGAGGTGACGGGGCGCGATCTTGGCAGCGGCAACCATCGCTGCGAGCTGGTAATCGAGATCGCCATCGCGTCGCGGGTCGAAGTGCCCGCGTCTGATGGGGACCGCGGTCAAATCACCATTGCCATTCCGCACACCGATGAAGGGATGGAGCTGACTCTCGACATCATGGAGCATCAGGTGGTCCGCGCCCTGAACCGCGACGACAACGCGTGGTCGCGTGTCTGGATGATGCTGGTCCCCCGGATCACTCGCAGCCTTTCCCGGCGCGGCGCATCGGCCGAAAACGGCGTGCGCTTTGCTGCGCGGCAGCTGGTCTTGAGCTGCGATCTGGTGGAAACGCCGGTTTCTGGCGGGGCTGTGGCGTCGACCAGCGCTGGGGGCCAGCTCCTCGCGCTGATGGACGACGACGCGGCGCTGGCGGGCATCGCGAGCCTGCTGCGGGCAGAAATAGAGGGCGAGCTCGCGGATTGGCGCCGGGCTGCGGAAACACTCGGCGTGCCGCTGGAGGTGGCAAACCAGATCGGCATCGGGCCGGTTGCGGATCTTGACGCGGACCCGCAACCGCTCGCGGACATCACGTTTCTGGATTTCGACCAGACAGTCGTCTTTG